GATGCTGAGTAGAACGATTAACAGAAGACATGTACTTATCCAATAGCTATAGATAACAAAAAAGGCGGCTAAGTCCGAAAGCCCTCTCGACCTAACCGCCTTACGGCTCTAAAACCAAGACTTAAAAAGCTTTATCACCGTAGGGCAAAGCATATACCACAAGTCAAAGAGAAAGCAAACATTCGAGCAGTGCGTTGGGTACCCGCACGTGCATCGGGGTGTCACCGGAACCAGTTACATCAAGTAAGTAACTGGTTCCGGTGTGTACCCGTACGCAAATCGTTGAGATATCTAAAAAAAGAACCATCTTACCAAGGTGGGTAAAATGGTTTTGGAGGGATGATAAATCATCCCTCATAGAGGTTATTAGTAATTACCCGTTGTTGTCAGAAGCAGACGGTTTAACCTCGGTCGACGGAGCGGGCTGAGGTTCTTTAGAAGACTCAGGAGACTTAACTTCTTCAGAAGCGACAAAGCCAAGATCTTCAAGCTTACTCCTCTGTTCAGGATCATTGAGCGCCTGAAGGAACTCAGATGGAGAATTATTGAAAGAGGCACGAATGCGGGACGGAAGGCTTTCAAAGTATTCAGTTGCACGAGCAATAGCATTCTGAGCAGTCTGAAAATCTGTGACGTCAGAAAAGTCACCAAACTGAATTGGACGCTTCGGCGTAAAAGGATCAGTCAAAAAACCGGTCTCAGCATACTTCTGAAGAATATTGTCGATCATGGTCTCATCTTTAAAGTGCTGTTGAGTCATCGACGGTTCAGTAAAGACAATGCCTTCGGCAGTAGCGTTTGTGTGATTAATTTTGAACTTCATATAAGCTCCATACAAAAAAGTCCTCGCACTGCGCAAGGACTGATTAGAAGAATCTCCGTATTGCGGCCGCGTCTGTACTTAGACTTCGGCCTTAGCAGGCGCGGCCGCTTTGGAGTCCTCAATCGTAGAAACAAAAGCAGTCGCGGCAGCAATCTGTGTCGGGGCAGAGGCTACAAGCTCTCCAGTCTCATCAGAGTACTGACCAATCTCATAAAGAAAGAAATCGTCGGGATGCTGACCAACGGTAGTGCGACTATCACGAACGAGATCAGAAAAAGACCGAGATGCATCAGCTGCAGAACGGCTGAAGAACGGCGTATTAAAAACCTGAAGTTTAGAGTCGAAAACGGAAAAAACCTTAAGGATCATGATTGATTCTCTTCCATAACGCGTCTGAGTTTAGCGGCTTTCAGTTCTTGGACGCGTTCACGAACTGAGAGACGTTGCGGCGAAGCTTCGCCAGTATCTTCAAAATCGCGACCTCGCTTTTCGCGAAGACGCTTAATCTCTTCATAACGAACAATATCAGAACGCTCCAACAACTTATCAAAATAAGCTGGAGGATTCATCATAATCTTCTCGCTAAGAATAAGTCGATCATTAGTATAAATATCAGTCATGTACTTTTCACAAAAGTCATGACCAATGCCAGGTTTCAAAGAGCAATGACAAAATTCAGCAACCTTACCATCGTAATGCTCAAGCTTCAAAGGACCTGTAATTTTCTTCGTAACATAACGAGCGACATAAGCGGCAGTCTCAAAGTTGACTGAACCAATCGAACTAAAACCATACGGCCAAAGTTTCTCAAGCGTACGGCTACGATATAAGTTATTGCCTCGACGAATCGACCAGAGCTGTTTATCTACAAAAGTAACGCCAAAAATTATGGCGTGATAGTGAGGACGACCAAGCTTATCGCCATACTCACCACACATGAAAAAGCGAAGCTGTTGACCAAAACGGCTCATGAAGTATTTACGCATGCGCTTCATGAACAGCTGAAAATGCTCGTAATGAAGTGAGCCATCTTCAGGCAAGTGAGCATCGTCATAAGTCAACGTAAGAAACATGTTGTTCTTATGTGACTTAGCTTCAACAACACATCGAGCGGCCCATTCACGAGACTTAGAAAGACGACAACCAATGCATTGACCGCAAGGAATCTTAAACTCAGAAAACGGAATAGCCTTCGAAGGATCAAAGGTTACAGCGTTGCGAGTACCGTCTTTAGTCTTAGATCCGGCGAGTCGATAAGCCGTTATCGGGTGAAAGCAAGGCATTTTTCAAGACACGTAATATGAAGCTCACGAAGAATCGTCTCACGAGAAGAGCGAAAACGAACCTGAAATGAACAAAGAGCGACCCAAGGGCGATCGCGATAAAGCGTCCAGGTCACCAACTTGCGACGACCAACATAGCTTTCTTCGCCAGGGATAAGCCAGCAGACGCCAAAGTCTTTAAGAGTCAAACGAAAAGCCGCAGTAGCCATAGCGCAGTTCCAAATGAAATTGAGATGTTCAAAATGATAACTATGACAACCGCGGCAGGTAACCAGGGTTAACGCTTAAATGCGGAAACCGCCGCGCATAGGCGTAGCACGAGTATTCAAAGTCTTCGTACGTGATGCACCTTTACGGAAAATACGCTTAGATACCTTACGAGAAAGCTTATGACGACGACGAGACATATAAACCTCACTTTTTAAAAAGTTTCTTAACAGCCTTAAAGGCCTCCCAAATAGCTGAACCAGAGTTCAGCAAAACATTAACGAACTTTAAGATCGTATCTATCATTTCGCAAGATGAGCGGCACCAACAGCGGAATTTGTAAGCGGCGCAGTCGAATTAAAAGGATTAATCAAATTCATCCACTGTCCAAACTTCCAAGCGCTAGAGTGCTCTTTCATATAATCAAAAGCTAACTTCTGCTTCTCAGAAGCAATAGCAGAATTCTGAGTCATGAATTTCGCTTGCTTCAAATTCTCTTCTTGAATCTTATTAGCAATCTCTTGACCTTTCGTTTGAGACCACATCAAATTTGAAGAAGAATCAGCAGCAACAGACTGAGCGCGTTTCAAACCAGCATCTGCTTGAAGAGCCGAATTCTGAACGTAAGTCTGTTTTTCCAAAGCATCTTTCAAATTCTTCTCAGAGTGCTGAGTTGACGTTTCAGCACCAGACTTGAAAGCGCCAGCTAAATCAGGAGCGACGATCGGAGGCGCGTTGCCAGGAGTGCCAGAACCGCCAGTGGCAGACAGAATAGGATTAAGGCCAGCTTTACGCATATCAGCAACTTCCCACTGATGCCTATTCTGCATCGCTTCTTTCTGATGCTTCCAACCAAAATAAGCTGATAAGGCGGAACTACCTAAATTAGCGACTCCGCCAATTGCTTCTGCCCAAGGGAATCCCATATCACTGTCCTAAAGCAAAGATAACAACAGTGCCAACAACGGCAAGCCAAATAACTAAAGCCATAACAACTCCTTAGAAGTGATCAACCAAGCCAGGCACTGAATACACAGGTATCGGACGAGCACACTTCAAACGAATATACGAGTCAAACAAAAACTGTGGCTCATCCTGAACGGCGATTACACGCTCGACTGGCGGATTATCTTCAATGAATTGCGACGAAAGCGTTGGCAAAGAGCTGAACTTCTGCGATAAATGCCAGCTGTCAAGCGGCTGCGGATCGGTCGACCGGAACTTGCCAGTGATCTGGCCAGGGTAATAGCGATACTCTGCATAACGCTCTTGATAGCCAAAGACCTTATCGTCATCAGCAGTGCCTTGAGCATAGATCTCCTTATTGAGAACAGCTTGTTCGCCAAGATGCGCCAACACAGGCCAATAGAAGTCAAAACGACCTTGACGAGACCACATGCGGTTCAAACCTTGCTGGTAAGTCAGGTCAGCGCGGACATTCACAAAACCAAAAACATAGCCATGCTCAACAAAGGACTTAGAGAATCCATGGAAGGAATCTGAACAAACACCATATGCCGCAAGATTACCCTGAGGAGTCGTTTCATTCGTAGCTGAAGTCTGCTGGACAGGATTGATCGAAATGCGAGCAGATGAACCACCAAGGTACTCAGGACGTTGGAGACGCGCATCAGGCGAGATTACGCCAAAGTGCGAACGCAAGATCTCTGTGTAGCGCGTACCACCGCGAGCATCACGTTCATAGAGCTTTTGAATCTGGAAAGCTTGGCGAAGATCGTTGATCGAAATCGGAGTAGCACTAGACAAATCAGCGAACATATTGTCATGTAAAACTAGACCACGACCAGCATAAAAAGAAATTCTACCTGGATCCGAAGGGTTATCTGCAGTAAGTGTCACAGGAAAGGATTTAATAACATTACTCCAAGGCTGATCCTTCGCACCTAAAGTGACAGGATCAGTGTAATTAACAGGATAAGCTCTAGACCAATTGGAAACAGAATAAATACCGTTATCAACATGATACGAACCGAACTGAGCTGCCAAAGTGATATCGCCATAAACATTCGCACGGCCACCAAGCGAAATCTCCACGCCAGGTCCCTTTTGCGGCCACGGCAAACATGACGTGAAATAGTCATGACGCTTGCCACGACGAACTAAGCTGTAGTCAGACAAATTGTCAGGACCATCGTCGGTTGGAACCTTCAAAGATTCTTGAAGATTCTCATCTCTAAACCATTCATTAAAAATAAGGTTATAAGCGCGGAAGGGAAGCGCATTAACCTTAAGCGCTTCATTCACATTGGTCGGAAGACCGAAATAGTCCCACAAGGTCTGATTCTGAACATTCGTGCCGGAAACCGTAGGAATCAAAAAGTCTGTAGAGTCAGTCGGATTTTTCTGCTCACCATTGAACTTCTGCCAGTTGTCCCAAACAAGACGATTGGGAACAAAAAAGAAAAAAGTCTCCAGATAAAGATTGTCCATAAAAGGAACAATCGGCGTAGCCAAACGAGCAAACAAAGTAGCAGTCAGCTTAAAGCTATCACCGGGAAGAACTTCGTCGACGTAAAAAGGTACAAGAAAACCGGAGTCAAAAGTTGTCTTATATCCATGAGAACGGTCAAAGACCGATCGAGGAATCTGAGTCGAAGGAATCTGAGAGAACAGATGCTGAGTAGAACGATTAACAGAAGACATGTACTTATCCAATAGCTATAGATA